GTCAGCGTGGTGCCCGCCGTGGTGTCCATGTTGGGGAAGGGGCCGGCGCCGGAGTCGGCCACCCCCACGACGTAGCTGGTGGCGCCGGACGCCGCCGACCAGGCGATCTCGATGGACGAGGCGGACAGGGCCGTTGCCGAGACTCCCGTGGGTACCGCCGGGAGCGTGCCGCCCGGGTCCTGCGGCGGATCGACCGCTCCGGGGTAGATGGCCTGGATGCCGTTGATGTCGTCGAAGTGGAGTTCGCTGTGGGGACCGAGGAGGATTCCGTACATGACGGCGTCCTGGTACTCGCTGTGGTTGAGCCCGAGGCCGTGGCCGTACTCGTGCGCCGCCGCCGCCATGAGGTCGTACTGGCTGCCATCGACGTTCCACGGCTCGCCGTCGTCGTAGTGGGCGTGGCCGGCGGTGACGTAGGCCGACCCACCTGCCGGGGGCGGGTAGTTGCAGTGGGCCACTGGGCCGGGGCCGCCGAATCCGTCGAACACGTTGGCGGCGCCGTCGCCGTGGTCGCCGGTATACCACCCGGCTTCTAACTCGTGGGTGGCGCCCATGAGAACCGGGGTGAAGGTGAGCGGGCTGTTGTCGGCCCAGAGCTGGAGGCCATCGGCGACGGCGGTCTCGGTCTCTCCGATGGTGAGGCTCGACGCGTGGTTGTAGAAGGCGTAGTTCAGGTCGGTGAAGGACCACTTGCTGCCCACGGCCGCGTAGCCTCGAACGCCCGGCGGGTCAACGTCGGGCACCCCGCATCGGGGCTTGCTCATGAGTTCGACGGTGGCCCTGGTCAGCTTGCCGGTGACCCGCAGCTTGTAGAACTTCTGGTAGCGGGCGAGAGCCGCCGCCGTCTCGTTGGTGAACTCCCGCCGCTCATCCGGTGTCCGGCTCGGGTTGAGCTGCAGGTAGCCGTACCGGGCGAGGTAGTGCTGCAGATCCGCGACGTCGGGGCCGGTGGTGCCTTCGGCCAAACCGACCTTGCTGGGCTTCTCCGGGTTCCGGGGAGGTCTCGGCTTCACTCAGAGAACGTGTTGCAGGTGAAGGTGATCCCGGTATTGCCGGTCCACTGGACGCCCTGGGCGTAGTTGCCGATGCGGTTGCCTGAGATGGTCATTGTGGGCAGGTCGAGTCGGTCGGCGAAGCGGCGGAGTAGGACGGCGAATCGAGTCCTCATGGGGACCTCCCTCGGTAGAATCGGGACATGGCAGATGACACGACATACATGTACGCCCGGCCTGGCAGGAACGAGCCGACGGTGGCCGAGGTCATCGCCGCATCGGACGAACTGTCGGCTCATCTGGAGGCGCAGGCCGCAGCGGCCAGCGAGGAGATCAGGGCCAAGGAGTGAGGTCGTCGTAGCGGTTGCCCTCGACCTCGACGATGGAGGGCAGGACGCCCGACTCAGCGAACGAGGGCGGTGACCCGACCGGGAACATGTTGTCCCGGATGAGCGCCTTGGCCACGTTGACGCCGGGACCGGGTCCGGCCCAGCGGTTCCTGATCGTGTACTCGAAACCTGGACCGATGAAGTTGCCTTCGATGATCGACAGCGCCGGGTTGTTGTCGTCGAACTGGTCGTTGTGGATGGCCCCCGACAGCGCCGGCTGAGGGACCGTGCTGGTGACGATGTTGCGCTGCACGAACAGCCGGCCGTGGATGTTGTTGAACCCCAGGTCCATAGCCTGGAACGCCGTCACGGCGACCCGGTCGAAGAACAGCGTGTTGTCGCGGATGATGGTGTGGAACTGGTTGTTGACCCTGGTGATGATCGCCACGTTGCGGCAGTCGTTGCCGGCGAAGGTCACGGTCTCAGAGGTTTCGATCAGGACGCTGCCGGTGCCGTTGAGGCAGTCGAAGGTGTTCCCGATGAACTTGACGTTGCGGACGTCCGGCATGCCGGAGCCGTTGACCACTCGGGCCATGCCGCCGTTCATGACCGTGGTGGTGCAGGTGTTCCCCGAGAACACGATGTCGTCGCACTGGAAGAACGTGGTCAGCGCATGGTTCTGTGCGCCGGTGACGGTGTTGCCCGAGGCGACGCAGTTGGTGCAGCCCTCGAAGTCGATGGCGACGTCGCCGGCGCCGTTGACCACGTTGCCGGTGATGGTGATCCGCTTGCCCATGGAGCCCCAGATGCCGCCCTCGACGCTGCCGGTGACGACGTTGCCGGTGATGGCGATGTCAGAGCATTTGCGCTCGTTGGCCCGCACCCCGTTGGCGCCGGGGTTGGCGTTGCCGCCCCAGAACTGCACGCCCTGGTGGTGCCCCACGATCCGGTTGTTGGCGATGACCCCGCCCACTGTGTAGAGCGGGAGGATGGCGGCGTGCGGTGAGGCGTCGGTCTGCACGCGGGTGGCGTAGTTGCCGATTACCCGGATGTCCCGGCACACGTTGCCGTTGGCCGAGGTGTCGACGTGGGCGTACAGAATGTCGTTGTTGTTGGCGCCCAGGATGGTCGTCTCGTAGAACCGGCAGCCTCGAATCTCGATGTCGCTCGAGGAGAGGATTCGCACCGCGGTGACGGTGTTGTTGGGCGACTCGAACTCGATACCGTCGAGGACGACGCCCTGGGCCCGGGCGCCGGTGACGAACGCCCCGTTGTTGCCGGTGCCGGTTTGGTTGGTGACCAGGCGGCCGCCGCCGGCCCAATGGACGTTGGGCGGAAGGTCCAGGACGTCGAGCTCCACGTCGAAGACGTGGCCCTTGGGTACCACGAGGGCGATGGCCGGGCCGCCGGCGGATGCTCGGGCGCCGAGGGCGGCGAGGGCCTTGACGAACGTGGAGGTCCATCGGCGGTCGGAGGTGGGGCCACCGAAGCCCATGATGCCGAACGCCTCGTCGTAGAGCTTCGAGACCGTGGAGTGGGCCACGTTCTGGTTGCCCGCCCACTCGTCGTAGCTGGACGGTAGGCCCATCTACGCGCCCAGCGGGGTCACGGTGATGCGGCTGTCCTTGAAGCTGCCGGTGCCGCTGCTCACGCCGTACTTGGCCGTGAAGGTGCAGGATCCGGGGGTGATGCCGGTAGCGACGTGGGTGGCGCCGTGGCGGGAGGAGAACAGGGCGTCGGAGACCTGATAGGTGAGGGCGTCGGAGTCGCTCGGGCCGTAGGAGAAGGCCCCAGTGATCTGGTACGACATGATCACCAGCATCCCGACCGTGTCTCCCTGGAAGGACGAGTACAGCGTGACCAGCGCCTTGCCGGTGGAACCGATGGTGCAGGTCACCGCAGCTGTCCCGAGGGAGACGTAGACGGTGCTGTTGGTGGTCCTCACGGAGCCGTCGCCGGCGGCCACTGGGGTCGTCCTGCGGTCGAGGTCTGTGAGGTCATCGCTGAGGGTCTGGAGCTGCGCCGCGGTCAGGACAGCGCCGGTGACGAACGTCGGAGGGGCAGACCAGGCCACTAGCGCAGCCCGGCCGGCACGGGGGCCTTGTGCTCTTTGTTCTCGGCGGCGAGCTGCGGCACGGTTTCTCCCGGCGTGTAGTTGCGATTCAGGAACGACGGTCGGGCGACCAGCAGGGCCTCGATGTCGTCGGCCTTGCGGGGCCAGGTGACCTTGACCCACTGCCCGCCGTGGTTGGCGTTCAGGCAGTTGACGCAGAAGAACCGCTTGTCGTCGCGGCTGGTGAGCTGGCTGTTCCGGCACCCGTCACAGCGCACGATCCACTGGCCCTCGTAGACCTCGGCCGGGAGGGACGCTCCCAGGGCGAAGCCCTGCGGCTCGAACGGTGGCTGGCCGTTGCGGTGCCGAATCCACATGCCGCCCCGGATGTGGGGGTGGTCGTTCTCGATGAACAGTCGGGCGAGGTAGTCGGGGGACGCCTCAACAATGTGCATGGCGTCTCCTCAGTAGAACAGGACGTCGCTCGAGCCGATCAAGCTTGAGCCGATCACGAAGTAGCGGGCGGGATCGGCGGGGCTGAGGGACAGGCGGGTCTCCCAGTAGGTGGCACCGCTCGACCAGTCGTGCTCTATGCCCTCGATGATCCAGTCGGAGATCCACGCCGCACCACCGCCGGCCGGGGTGCGCTTGACGGTGATGCGGTCCCACTGGCGCAGGTCGAGGGCGGCGGGCCACCCGAGGGTCGGGGACTTCTGCGGCATGAAGGCCAGGGTGCGAACCCGAACCCTCGACGTGCGGTAGAGGTTGGCGAGGTACTGCGCCATGTGCCGGGCGTCCCGGTCCTCAGCGAAAAGCAGCCCCGTCTTCGTCAGTGTGCGGGTGGCGTTGCTGCCGGGGGTGGCGTCGTAGACCTGCGGGGGCCCGTTGATGCGGGCCACGCTCGCCCGGGTCCAGGTGTCGAGGTCGTCGAGGTGGGGGTCGAAGGGCGGGACGTAGGGGATGGTGTCGGGCGTGCCGTCGTCGGTGAAGGTGGCCCGAGACACCGTGGCCCGGACGTTAAGGATGGGGTAGGTGCGGGAGCGAAAGGTTGCCAACCCGCCGGGTGATATGTAGAACCGGCCGCCCTCGGTCTCGGTGACGATGTCGACGTGCGCCAGCCCCGTTCCGCCGGGGACTCCGGCGACGACGTCGACGTTGCCGACGTTGAGGTCCCGGTCGGCTGGCGCCCAGCCGATGGCGTCGAGGATGCGACCGATGCGGGCCTCGGTGGACTCCGCCCCCCAGCCGGTGCGAGCGGCGAGGGAGTGGGCGGCGATGCGGGTGGAGGACAGGGCGAGGCCGTCGTAGAAGACCGCCGACTGGATGCCGCCAAGGACGAGGTTCCCCTCGTCGTCCTCTTGGGCTCCGGCGTCGAAGCCGTAGTCGCCGAAGTTGACGGCCGGAGAGTTGCCGATGGCATAGCCGCTGACCAGGTCGTTGGGAAAGGCGAAGGAGCCGGTATGCGTCTGGAGCGTGACGTCGACACCGTCGACCCAGATGCGCAGGCTGTTGCTCGCAGACATGACGATGGCGAGGTGGTGGACCTCCCCGTCGTCGACGGTGATGGTTGACTCACTCTGGGTGCCGGTGGGGTACGGGCTCGCCACCAACGCGATGATCTTGCCCACGTCGGAGGGGCTGCCGTGGACCGACTGGATGAACACCTCGAACATCTGGCGGAAGACCACCGGCCCGTCGAAGGCTGCCACGATCATCCGTGTGTACTCGCGGTTGGCGAAGGCTCGGAACACGCACTCGAAGGTGAAGGGAAACCCGGTGATGAGGTGCTTGTACGGAAGGCTGGCCCGACTGTCGGCTTCGGCGGCCACGTCCATCGACGTGTCGGTGTCGCCGGCGATGATGGGCGGCTGGCCGAGGAAGGGGCCCTGCTGGTAGGTGCCGTCGAAGCCCATGCCGCTGTAATCGGTGGCAACCTCGGCGCTCTGTGACTCGTTGAGCCGAAGCCATGCGGTGTTGCGGCCGGCGGCCACATTGGCGCTGACGTCCTTGCGGACCTCGATGCGCCAGGCGCTCTCGTCCAGCTTGTCGAGGTTCAGCCATTTGAAGGCGTCGACGCAGTTGATGGCGACCTGCGACAGCCCCTCGTTGTCCCACTGCAGGGCGTAGTCCTCGATGAACCCGGTGAAGACGTTGCGGATGATGCCGCCCCACGTCTGGCGCTCCTGGAAGATGACGCCGGTCTTGACGTTGGGGTAGTAGGGGCTGGCGGTGTTCATGGGGTTGAACGCCCCGTCGCGGTTGTCGAGCACGTAGCGCCCCACGCTGGCCTCGACCTTGCTGAGCTCGTGCTGGGTGCCGGCGGTGGAGTTGCGGGAGAGCACCCGGAGGCGGTCGAGGCCGTCGCTGTGGGTGAACGTGGTGATGTCGGTCCACACGATGCCGAACAGCGGGTCGAGGGGCTGGGCGGCGAAGCCGATGCGGTAGGTGGGAACCGGCACGTTGGCCTGGTAGGTGACCGTCATGCTGAGACCAGGAACTCCACCAAGTCGGGGTTCCTCCGGAGCACTTCCAGCAGGAGCGGAGCGAGCCCTGTCACGATTGCCTCTTCGTGCTCTTCTGCGGCATGGCCCCGGAGCGCTGTCGCGGACCAGATGCAGTGCATCGTCTCGTGTAGCAGCGTTTCAGCGACCGCAGTCTTCGGCCTGTCCGGATTGATGCGCACCAGCAGGTCGTCAGCGCGGGAGTCGCCACGGCTGCCCTCGTCGTGCAGCAGCTTCCCTGTCGCCTTGGAACTGTCGCTGACAAACCGATGAGCGGCAAGGTCGAAACCCTCGGGAATCTTCACGCCGGCAGCACTGCGTTCTGCGTCGGCGCCACCCTCGGGGCGAAGAGCACCCGGTACACGGCGACGCCGTTCTCCCAGGTGTCGGAGACGGCGGCGATGGTGACCGGCCAGACCTCGCAGCGCAGGGTGAAGAGGTCGCCGTAGGGGACGAGGATGATGTAGCGGGACAGCCCCACGGCCACCGACGCCCGGATGGTCGGGTTGGTGCGGTGGTCGTAGAGGCTGAGGGTGCAGGGTCCGGTCGTCTTGTTGATGCCGGGGGTCTGCTCAGCGAAGGCGGCGCCGACCGGGGCCACCTCGACCAGCGTGTTGTCGATGGCGAATCCACCCACGGACTGCAGCGAGCCGGTGAGGTTGACCCCGGCGTTGATCTCGGCCCGGGTGGGGGTGGTGAGGACGGCCACAGCGGGCAGCAGGTAGACCCGAGAGACTCCCTGATGTATGAACGCGGTCGACGGCATCAGCTCCGCCCGAGGTAGTCGCCGGCGTTGTTGCGGCCCCGGCGGGCGTAGATGGCACGGAGGGGTTCGGCGATGGTGGCGGCGATCTGCTCGCCGGTGGTGCCCAGCGCCGGGCCGTTGACCGTGACGTTGACCACGATGTCGCCGCCACCGTGTCGGGCGCCCAGCGCCATGGCGGTGACGCCTACCGGCTCGGGGACGCCTAGACCGTTCCATGCCAGGTTCATCCCGGGCTGCAGGAAGCCGCCGCGGTCGAAGGTAGCGGCGTGGACGTGGTCCTCGTGGCCGCCCACGATGAACTCTGCTCGCTGGCCGTTCTTGATGGAGTAGCCCGCCGGGTCGTAGAACAGCTCGGACAGGCTGCCGGCGATGTTGAGCAGGGTGTTGAAGATGGCTGGCATGTCGCCGTCCATGTCGACGGCCTTGCCGACCGCGTGGTTGGACAGGTTGCCCGAGGACGTGATGGCGCCGGGACGAACGGTCGAGGTGACGATGTAGTCCTGGCCCACGCTGTCGAGGTAGTCGGTGATGGCCCGCCAGCCCGTGCCAATCTCGCCGTCGCCGATGTCGCCCTCACCGGCACGGGTGCCAGGATCGGCGGGCTTCGGCCGGCCGTTGAGGTAGGCGACGACGGCGTTGTAGCCGTGCTCGCTGGTCTTGGATCCGGCGTAGCCAGCCTTGTCGCCGTAGGCGCTGTAGTCGGGCGGGAGGGGAACATCGTCGGCGGTAACGAAGCCGCCGGCGGCAAAGCCCCGTCGCGCCCCTTGGTGCATGGAGTCGACGAAGTCGACCCCGAGGCGCTGGACAGCGGGCTTCGATAGGACGTACTCACCAGGGGTGAGCATGGCGGCGACGGTGTCGCCGTCACCCGTGCCTGGCACATGGCCGCCGCCGGCGAACTGCTGGATGCCGGAGTAGGTGCGGTCGGCCTGCTGGTCCATGGTGACCGGCACGGCGCCGATGCCGGTCAGCACGGGGTTGATGCCGTCAGCGAGCTTGATGCCGAAGTTGCGGGCGATGCGCTCCACCTCGCCGACGCCGATCTCAAGCTCGGCGGCAATGGCTTGCGCTGTGCGCCGGCCACCGTCGCGGCTGTTCTGCTCGAGGATGCCCATGGCAGCGGAGAAGTCCCGGTTCATCTCATCCGTACCCGACGTCGTCGCCAGGAAGGTCAGGCGGGCGACCTCGCGGATGTGGGTGTTCATCTCGTCGATGGCCTTCTCGCTGGCGTTGACGAGATCTCGCAGGCTGTTGTCCTGGTCCTGGGCGATGGCTTCGAGGATGGGCGCCGCCTCGCGGGGACCCTCCTGCAGCAGACGGGAGATGAACCCGGGGTCGTAGCCCTTCTTGATGGCGCCCCGGATGCCATCGGCAAACCGCTTGCCCTCGGCCAGCGACGTCTCGTAGAACCGCTTGACCTCTTCGACGGTGACCTTGACCGCTTCGGCCTGCTGCTCGCCGGTGGCTTCGGCGGCCACTCCGAGGGTCTGTTGGGCCTTGGTGACGGCGTCGAGGGCCTTCTCCATCTGGCGCGTCTGGGCGAGGGTCTGGACGCCAATGGATGCCTCTTCGGCGGCCAGCTTGGTCTGCTCGGCCTTGGCCTTGGTGACGTTCTCCTCGGCCTCCCGGATGGACTTGATGCGGTCCTTGCGGGCGTCATCGGCGTCCCGTTCGGCATCGGCGATGGACTTGATCTGGTCCTTGCGCGCCCGGGTCAGGTCGGCCTCGGCCTTGGCGACGCCGGTGAGATGGTCCTCCTCGGCTCGGCGTACCGCCTCCTCGCCCTTCTCCTGGACCTCGAGCGCCCGCTTGCGCGCCTTGGCGAGGTTCTCCTCGGCCTCCTTGAGCTCCCGGGCCTGAGCCAGACGGGCGAGCTGGGCCGGGGACTTGCCCCGCTTGCCGCTCAGCGAGGCGAGGCGCTCCTCTGCGTCGGCGATGCCCTCAGCGCTGGACTCGACATCGCGGGCGAGGTTGTCCTTGGCGTCCTTGACCCGCTGAGCGGAGTCGATGCGCAGGTCGGCGAGTCGGTCCTCGGCCTCGGCCACCCGCTCGCCCTGGGCGATGATCGTCTCGGCGTGGCGCTCCTCGGAGTCCGCCACCCGGCGGTTCGTGTCCTCGACCACCTCGGCGTACCGCTCGTCGGCCTCAATGACCCGCTGGTTGGCAGCGATGACCTTCTCGGCGTAAGCCTCGCGGTCCGCGGCGGCCTTCTCGGCGAACTGCTCCTGCAGGTCGGCAACGTGCTCAATGGCGTCGCCGACCCGGCTCTCGTTGTTGACGAGCGTGTTGGCCGAGCGGGTCGAGGCCGTTTCCCGCTTGACGTTGGCGGCCAGCGACGAGGCCGAGAAGTGGCTCACCGCATCGACGCTCTTGAGGAATGCCGAGCTGGTGGCGTTGACGCCGGCATTGATGGCCTGAACCATGGTCTGCGCTGAGGCGGTGACCTTGTCGAAGGAGTCGGCACCGACCGCACCCGTGTAGCCCAGGGCGGCGGTGAGGGAACCCACCGACAGCCCGGCCTCGGCGGCGAGCTTCTCGATGGACTGGTTGTACTTGTCGGTCGCCGCCGTCGTCTGCAGGAGGGTGGCGGCTTCCTTGGCAAGCTGCTCGTCGGTCTTCTCGATGGCGTCGCCGGTTTTCTTCTGCTTGCCGGGGATCAGGTCGAGGATGGCGCTGAGCGGGCCGGCTGCGCCCCTGACGACTGCACCGATGACGTTGCCGAGGCCGCCGATCTTGTCGGCGATGGCGAGCGTGCTCTCTCCGACGAAGGTGCCGGCGGTGACGAGCTTGTCGTACATTGGCACCAAGCCGCTGCCGATCTCGGTCTTGAGGCTCTCAGCGGTGGCTGCGAGGGTCTTTTCTTTGTTGGCGGTGCCATCGGCGGTGCGGGCGAAGTCACCCTGAGCGATGGTGGTCTGCTGGAGGATGATGTTGTAGCGGGCCTGCACCTTCTGCTGCTCGGTGAGTTCGGCGCCGAGCTTGGCGATTCCGCTGGAATACGCCTCGGACTTCACCGCCGCCTCGCTGAGGAGAACGCCGTGCTTGCGCATCGGCTCCGCTTCGCCGACGAGACCGCTCTTGATGTCCCCGAGGACGTCGGCGGTGTCCAGGTTGCTGAAGCTGGCGAGGTCGGTGGCGAGCTTCACCACGGCCATCGACATCTTGGCCGCTTCCGGCTGGGTCTGGCCGATGCCCCGGAGCAGGGTGCCGAAGGTGGCCGCGGCCTCGATCGTGGCCTGCTTGGACTGGCCAAGCGAGCGGGGTGCCGTCTCGCCGAACCTTTCGATGGCCGCCGCCGACTCGCCGAAGACCTGGACCGACTTGCTCTGCGACTCGTTGAGGTCCGAGGACGCGTCGATGGAGAGCTTTTGTCCCCGGATGAGGGTGTGGACTGCGACGCCGGCGGCCAGGTACGTCGACTTGGCTGTCTGCGCGGCCGCGGCGATCCCCGCCTCCTGGCTCGCCGTGGTCCCTTGGCCTTGGCCGCCGGGCACCGTTGCCATGCCGGAGGCGGCAAGTCGTTTGTTGGAGACCTCGACGAGGCGGGCGGCGGAGACCTGGCGGGCGGAGCCCTTCTCGGCTTCCTCGGCGACCCGGCGGTACTCCATCGCCAGGGCTCGCAGTTCGACGTTGCGCTTCGCCATGGCGGCGATGTTGGTCTCGGCCTTCTTGGTGGCGGAGGCAGTGGAGTTGGCGGCCGAGGTGTAGGAGTTGGCGGCGCCGACAGCGCCCTTGAACGCTCCCTCGGCCTGCTGGCCGGCGTTGGTGGCGGTGGTAGCGAAGGTGCGGGTCTCCTGCGCAGCGGCACGCATCCCGGCCACGTACGGCGCAGTGTTGACACCCATGTCGACCGAGATGTTGCGGAAGGCCACTTACTCACCACCCTTGATGTCTCGGAAGGGGTCGAACGGCAGGACGGTCACGAACATGCCGGCCAGGGACGCCGAGATGCGCTCCTGGATCGACAGCGCCCGCATGGCTTCCGGTGAGGCGTCCTGGCCGCCACACTCGGCCTTGACGTCCCGCTCGAGGTGGTAGCGCCGGGTGGCTCGGATGGCGCAGCCCTCGCAGCGCTTGACCACCGGCTCATACAGCGGCGGGTCGTGGGGATGGCCCTTCTCGTCGTAGAAGTCCTCGGAGCGCATCCCGCAGCTCGGGCACGCTTCCCGCTGGGTGAGCTCAAAGGCCAGCGCCTTGTCCCGGTCCTCCCCGGTCCACAACGGCTCGCCGGGGCCGGGCACCCGCCCGAGAAATTGCGAATGCGGGATACCCCAGCGGTTGCAGAGGCCGAGGCCCGCCCTTAACTCGGGGTCCTGCCAAATCCTTTTCCCAGCTCGGGCACCCGCCTCGTCCGGCTGGCGGAGTAGGCGGCGGAGAAGAGGCCCTGCAGCTCTGCAGCGTTCCAGTCCGGCGACTTCCACATCTGCTCGACCTGCTCGACGGTCATCTCCGGCTCAACGCAGCAGGCGGCGACCAAGGCGCAGGGGAACGTGTCCTCGTTCCATGTGGGGACGCTGGTGGCGTCCCTGCGAGCCTTACGTACCTGGTCGGAGGTAGCGGGGTGCTCGCCCACGAGGGCGTCCCAGTCCTCCTCGCTGAGCCCCTTGAACTTGAAGGTGACCGTGGCCTCAGCTGCTGCCGCCTCGGCCGTCTCGAGCGCGTCCTCGGCGTCGGCGAGAGCCGCCTTGGACGCCGGACCGGGGTGCTCGTCGGCGACGGCCTTGGCCGCGTCGTAGGCGGCCAGGGCGCGGGCGTGGGTGTCGATGACCTCGGAGTCCAGCGCAATCCGACACTCGGCCGTGGCCGGGCGCTTCCTGCGCTGGAGCTCCTCGAAGTCGAAGGCCATCGGCGCCCTACGCCATCACAGCGTCGACGGACGGACGGGCGGTGGGAACCGCGGAGGTGTGCCACTTGGCACCCTCTGCGCCCGAGGAGTAGTCACGGGCGGCACCGGTGAAGGTGGTCGGCCAGACCTCGCACTTGTCGAGAGCCGCAGGCGTGGCCCCGGCGGTGCCGGCGTAGAAGATGACCACGTAGCCTGAGACGCCCTTGCCGAGGGTGGTCCGCAGCGGGTTGGTGAGCGCCCGCTCGTAGAAGGTCAGCGTGCCGTCGCTGGTGGTGTCGACCCCGGGGATCTTGGAGTCGAAGTTGTCTGACCAGTCGGGGACGGCGATGGGCTCGTTGGTGAAGGTGAACCCGGTCAGGTCGGCCAGGTCCGTCGTGAGGTTCTGGCCGGCGGTGACCTCGGCGGCGGTGGGTGCCGCCTGGGCGGCGATGGTGGGCACGAAGTACGCCTTCGAGATGCCACGCCGGAAGTAGCGAATGTTGGATGCGGGGGTGGGCATGGGCTACTTCCCTCCGGTGGAATCGCTGGCAGACTTGGATGCCGCCTTGGGCTTCGGCTTCTCGACGAGCTTCCAGCCCTTGTCGGCCCAGACCTCGTCGTACGCTTGCTGGGTGACGAGTGCGGGACCTCCATCGGGGGAGGTGCTTTCCTCGCCGAGTTCGGGGTGGGTCATCTCCACCCACTCTTCGTTGGGCATGTCTCTCTCCTTGTTGGGTGGGTGGTGCAGGTTGCCCGGCACCCCCAGCACTGCCGAAGCAGAGGCTGAAATGGGGCGCCGGAGGATCAGGCGGAGGTAGCGCGTAGCGAGTAGTCGTCCGCCACGTTCCACCAGACGCCCTCTTGGGTGGCGGGGCCGGCGGTGAGCATCTCCCGGTCGATGACGTGGGCACCCGTCGGGGTGATGGCCTTCGTGTAGCCGTTGGCCCCGACGCCGAGGATGGCGTCACGGATGGCGTCGGCAAGGGCTTCGGCCGAGCGGCGGTTGTCGCCCACGCTGGTCAGGCGGTAGTCGTTGCGGGCGTCGGTGTGGGGGTTGGCCCAAGCGGAGCCGGTCAGTTCCGGCCCCCCGATGGAGCGGAGGACGGCGAAGGGGGTTTCAGGTGTTTCTTCGTCCTCGGCGGGCTCGGGTGCCCGGTGGTCTCCGATACGGAGGGGGCGGGCGTCGGGGGTGGTCGTGGCCCGGAGCATGACGAGCAGAGCGTCGGTGACCGCCCTGCGGTGGGCTACCATCAGTCCTGGAGCGCGAGACGGATCATCGCCTGTTCGAAGTCGCCGGCCACTGCGTCGAAGCCGGTAGAGAAGTGCGCCTGCCCGGACTGGCTGTACGTGCGGCCCCGGCTGTCTCGGCCGTGAAACCCCATCTCTCGGCGGAAACCGTCCCGGCGGTCTGTGCCAACGCCGACGCCCGCGAAGGAGCCACGGGTCACCGGCTCGATGCGGATGGTGCCGGGGTAGCTGGTGCCGGGGGCCCGGGAGACGACGGCGGAATGAAGGCGGGCGCCATAGTGAATCACCGTGGTCTGAGCCTTGACGGGCAGGGCGCCGGCCACGGCTTCGAACTGGGAGGCGAGGGCAAGGGCGGAGGAGGCGTCAATCACCGTGAATCGGCCTCCCGGGGGTGAACGCCCGACACCGGATAGCCCGGGCCAGGTTGAGCGTTGACTGGTCGTCGGAGATCACGGTGAAGACCTGGCCGACGAGGGCGGAATCGTTCAACGACGCGGTCATCGTCACCTTGGCGCCGGGGGTGGGAACGCCGGCGGTTGAGGGCAGGAACAGCCAGCCGTCGCCGAGCTCGACAGGAGCGGCGCCGGGGGACTTCAGGTCTTCGCCGCCGTACAGGGAGGTCCAGAAGCATGGGCCGGAGTAGAAGGTGGTCGGGGTCTCACCGGGGACCGGTACCGGCTTGAGGGTGTCGGGGTCGATGGCGTCGTCGACCGGGGTGGCGGTGGTCGTGGTGATGGTGCAGGCGTCGGTCATCATCGCTTCGATGATCCGGCGGGGGCCGGCGAGGCTAACGACCACCGGCCCACCTCCTGAGCAGCTCGAGCACGACGGCGGTGTAGGAGCCGTCGGAATGAGACTGGGCCTCGAGGGCTGCGGCTTCGAGCTGGGCGACGTCGATGTTGCCGAGCCATTCGGCCGTCGCAGCCGCTGGGTTGGTGGTACTGGTCGAGTCCTGAGCGACGATGCTGCCCCTGCAGGTGAACGCCCCGCTGTCTTCGGGGGTGACGGTCAGGTCGACAGAGAGCTGCACGACACCCGCCGGCGGTAGAGGTTGAGGGTTTCCTTCTCGCCCTCGGTGAGCTTCGTCCGCAGGCGGGGCACCGACTCGGCGAACTGCTGGGTGACGCTGGCCGGGCCCATGCTGACCTGCACCTGCGTCGCCCCGTCTGGGTTCTGCATGGACCGAAGGGCAATGTCGAGGCACACGCCCTGGATGTCGTCGGGGATGACGCCATAGCCGTGGGTGTAGGTGACTTCGACCGGCGATGCTGCGTTGCCCCATCCGCCGACGCCTTCGACGAGGTTGCCGACGTTCAGGGCGCTGGCTCCCCACCACAGTTCGTCCCTGACGAGTTGGTAGGAGGCGGTCGATACGGCCACGGTGCCTATGCGGACCATGGACACGCCGACGACGGGGCGCTCGGGAAGGACGAACGCCCGGGCGCTCGTGCCTCGCAGGACCACCGTGTCGTCTGACACGAGTGAGATGGTCTGGCGGGTGTAGTTGCGGATGGCTGCGGAGGCGAGTCGAAGCTGCATGACGGCCGTCGCTTCCTCCGCAGTGGTGAACGACCGCTCCATGATCGCTTCGAGGTCAGCGACCGAGGCGAGGGGTTCTGAACCGACTGCAAGGACGACGGGCATCTAGCGCACCTCCTGATCTGTCTGCGTCGTCGGCGATAGGCAGAGGATCACGTCAGCCGGTCTTCACGATGATCCAGGGCGCGGTGGTGGTGATGCCCGCCCCGCTCGTGGTCGCCGGCAGGGCGCCCGTGATGCCCGTGCGGCTCACACCCGGCCTCATGCTCCCTCCGGGGTAACCGGCGAGGACGTTCGGCGATCCGACCCCCGTCAGCCCCCGGATGGTCGGGGATGTGGCGGGTGTGCCCTGGAGGACCACGGAGGCGAGCACCTGTCCGGTCTTGGTACCCGTCGGGATTGTGAACGGGCTGGCCAGGGTGAGCATCGCAGCGGCCTCGGTGTCGGCGACGGTCGGGTCGGCCAGAACCCCACAGTCGGTCAGGAGAACGAAGGACGACGGTGAGGCGGCGTCGTAGGTCCACAGCCCGTAGCGCAGCGACGTCGACCCCACCGTGCCCGCAATGGTGAGGGGCGCCCCGATCTTGGACACCACATGCCCGGCGCGCAATCGTGGGTGGGGAACCATGAGCATGCTGCCGTTCGTCAGGGGGACGGTGCCCAGTGTGCCCACTGGCACTAGAAACGACCCCGCAGGAAGCGGATCGCCCAGCGCGGCCTTGGCTGCGTCCAGGTTGACGATCGTGGCCAAGGTGTCGTGATCGACGTCGGGGTGATCGCCGGCGTGAGGCGTGCCCGAGTGAACGGCAATGGCCGCGGCCAGCTCTGCGTCGGTCGCCAGGACGGTGGTGTCGGCGATGCCGTGCACCGACGTGTCGGCCAGGTGAGCGAGGAGGTCAACGATCGTGGCCAGGGTGTCATGGTCGACGTCAGGGTGGTCGCCAGCATGCGGCAGTCCAGCGTGGGCGACGATGGCCGCCACCAACTCGGCTGCGGTCACGTCCCCGAGTTCGCCACCCAGGTCTTCCAATCCAGTCCAGCGAGCAGTCATGCGTTAAGGAACCTCTGTCCACGTCAGGCCGTACTTGGCGGCGAGGTAGGACCCACCGATCTGGTTCAGCTCGGAAGTGGTCAGGACACGGGAGAACACTGCGATCTCAGCGATGTCGCATGCGGCGTTCCCAGCGCTGCCGAGGCCGCCGGAGCCGATGGTGAGCCCGTTCTGCGCTGCCGTACCGGGGTCGAGCAGGGTCCCGGCCCCGCCCTCGGCACGGCCGACGCTTGATGCACTGTCCCAGGTGACCGCCAGCAGCCGCCACGCTGTCGATGCAACCCCGAAGGTGGCAACCGCTCCGGCGTAGAGACGGATGGACGCGCCCTCGAGGTCAACGATTCCAGTGGAGGCTGTGTAGCCGTCGAGGATGGCCTTGTAGTCGGTGGCCGTCGCCCACTTCGCCACCACGAAGGTGGTGATCGGTTGGGGGAGGGGGAAGGTCGCTGTCCGCAGCACATCGTCCACACCGTCGAAGCGGACGATGGGCTTGCCGTTCAGCTCGTTGGTCTGGAAGGTGGGCGGCGCGGGGATGATGTAGGGGACTGCGTGACGGCCTAGGCCGGAGGAGTCGGTCCAGCTCAACACCGGGTCCCCGTCGGTGAGGCCGAGCGTGTCGGCCCGGAGCCAGATCGCCAGTCCGCTGACGTCGGAGGGACGGACGACGGGGATGACAGCGTTGGACGAGGGCGACTGCGCTCCGGTGCCGATCTCGTTGATGGCCGCCACCTTGAAGGTGTACGTCGTGCCATTCACCAGCCCGGTGACGGTGCCGGTCTGCACATTCCCGACCGTGGTCGTCGCTTGGGCCGTCGCACCGATGTAGGGGGTGATGACGTAGCCGGTGATGATGGCGTTGCCGTTGTAGGGCTCGACCCAGGTGAGCACGGCCGAGGTGTTCTGCGGATCAGCAACCGGCGCGGCCGGGGCGCTCGGCTCGATGGCCGGAGCGGAGAGGTAGATCCACTGCCCGGCGTTGCGGATGGCGATGCGGTTCCCGGTCACCTTGAGCGTTCCGTCCGGGGGGGAGGCGTCGAAGTCGGCATCGGTGACGGTGCCCGAGAGCTTGTTGGCTGCGACCACTCCACCGACGGCCCCGGACTGGATGACCACCGGGCAGTCGGCCTCGAGCGAGGAGTAGACGCAGTCGCGCAGGCTCAAGCTGACGGTGTCCGCGTCGGCGGTGATGAGGCTCATGGTCGTCATGCCCCCGCCGAGGCCCGGCTCGGCACCAGCGGCCACGACGCCGACGCACTCGACCACGCCAGCGTCGATGAGCTCCAGCATGGGGACGATGGTCGGGGACTGGTCCACTCCTCGGTAGGCGGCGACGAGTTGGTTGATCCGCACCCGGTCGGTCCCCTCGATGACCACACCCCGGGCGAAGGGGGTACCGACCGGAGTCCCCTCCACGCCACCGTCGGCGAAGCCGCCGTTGATCTGGACGTTGGTCATCTCGACGTCGTGGATGCGGTCGCCGCTGAGGGATTTGACGATGATGGCCCGGATCGGCCCCTCATCGAGCAGGAGGTTCGAGATCCGCACCTGGCCCTGGGAGGATGCGTTGATCTTCGGGTCGCCGTAGGGATCGTCGATGTGGATCCAGACGTTGCCCGGCTGCCCCACCGAGCCCGTCGTGTTGGCCGTCGAGTACTGGTTGCCGTAGGCGTAGGCGAAGTCGATCATCATGACGTCTTCGATGCGGCAACCCATCCAGTTCAGGAAGTGGACCGTCGTCCCCATCCCGGTCCCGCAGCCACCGAAGGAGCAGTTCCGCAGGATGCCGGTGCAGGTGGAGAACTGCACCGCCCGACCGTCCCCACCGGATAGACCGAAGAAGTTGCAGTGGTCGATCACGGCCCGGCCGATGGAGCTGGCGAGGTTGATGCAGGTGTTGGCGTCCTTGCCCACCCACTTCGTCCCGACGAAGTTGACGTCCTTGATGATGACGTTGATGGCCCCGGTGATGCTCAGGAGCGTGGCTGAAGGGCCGCCGGCCATGACGAAGGCCGAGCCGTTGCCGAAGCCGAGCAGCTCAACGGTGTAGGTGGCGTTCGTGAAGCTCTGTGCTACCGGGGTGGAGAGGAAGAACACGCCGTCGACCATGAGCCGGGCGGTGTTCGCGCTGGCGAAGGTAGCGAGGACAGCGTCGAGAGCGGGGCCGCAGTCGGTCCCCCACGAGGCCCCCACGCCGTCCTCGCCGGAGGTGGCGGTCATGTTCACCGCCGTGCGGACCTGGCTCTCGGAGTCGAACTGGGTGATCGTCGTCCGAGTGGCGAGGAGGGTCTCGCCGTTGCCGATCGAGATCGGCTTGCCCACGTCTGCGGAGGTCCAGTTGGCCTTGGCGCTGGTGATGATGTTGGAGCCGTTGACCGTCAGCACGTCATCGACGTTGCGTCCGTCGGCCGGCGTCAGCCTGGAGAGGTAGTCGGCACCAACCGCTCCAACGCCACCATCGACGCCACCGGGCTCATCCCAGTCGGGGAGGACTGTGAAGGGGACGCGGGTGGCGCCGGGCAGGTCAAGCAGTGCCTCGTACTCGCCGAGGTTGAGAAAGGGCCAGAAGTTGCCCGAGGCGTCGGTAGTGAGCGGCGTGACGGCCTGGTCGATCTCCAGTGACAGCGTGCGGTCGGTGTACGCCGTGGCGAGGATGTCGGTGCCGAGCTCGTAGACGGCGATTTCGACACCGCGCCGGGCGTTCCCCCACTGGTCGGGGAAGGTGGTCGGGAAGACGGGGCGACCCGCATAGGTAGTCATCTCAGCGGGTCACCCCCCTTCCTGTGCTCATGGGACGGATCAGGCCGTGGCGGCCTGGGTGCCGCCCTTGACGCCCTTGTCGTCACCGATGTCCTCGGCGTGGGGACGCTGGGCCTCGACTCGGGCGATCGGCTCACCCGGCTTGGCGTCGGGGACGCGCACCACCTGGTGGGGCTGGTAGTCCGACCCACCGAGGCGCGAGGTGTAGTCGCCCCGCTTGGGGCCGACGCCGAGGGCGTCCTCGGGCCCCTGGGGCTCCGAGGGGTCGCCGGGGAGCATCGGCACGCCCATGTCCGTGGCGTCATCCCTGGTCGTGGTCCCGCCCTGGCTGTGATCGAGCTGGGCGTTGGCCTTGTCGCTTGCGGTCGAGGCGGACTTGGTGGGCAGGTTGGGGGCCATCTGTCTCCTTGGTGATGGGTGCTGCGCCACAGTCGGCGCAGCGAAGGCGGAACTGGATCTCCTTGGCGGGGGTCATGAGGTGCGGATCGACAGAGGGGGCGGCCGCTGGCCGCATGACCCGCTCCTCGATCCACCACTCAGACCCACACGCCCGGCACAGCATCAGGCGGCGAGGACTCCGGTGAGGCGGGCGGCGCCCCGGCCGAACACGGCGAGGCCGCAGTAGAACTCGATGCGGGTCCGGTAGACCGGCTTGGCGTCGATCTCGCCGAGGTCCCGGACGTCGATGCCGCCGTTGTCGAGGCCGGTGACCGCCTGGTCGGTCTCGTCCTGGCCGAACCGCACCGCGTAGATGGATGAGGCGACGGAGGACGAGCCCTGCGTCTCGGTCTGGGGGATGATGGCGGTGCCGTCAGCCTTCGTGCCGATGTCGAGCAGGGGGATGCCGTTGTACCGCTCGATGGCCTTTCCGGTCTCGATCTCGGTGTAGTTGTCCCAACCGCCGAGGCGCCGGGCCGAGGACCGGATCTTGGCCCGGATGCCGGAGTTGGAGTACAGGGCGTCCGGACCGCCTGGTACGGCGGCGATCAGGGCGTCGAGGGCGTCGAAGAAGTCGTGGCCGCCGGCGACCGGGCCGAGGCCGTTTGTCGCGGCCGAGATGACCTGGGCGCCGGTGAGGCGCTTCTTCAGACCGTCGAAGCTGTTGGCGTCGACGGCGGTGTCGCCGTTGACGAAGGCGTCCTGGAACTTGTAGACGGCCGCCTTGACCTTCATGCGGGTCTGAGTGGCGCGCTGGTCGTTCAGGTTGCCGCGGGTCTGGACGATGAACCGGTCGACGTCGGCGTCACCACCGAGGATGACCAGCGACTCCGTCTTGGGGTTGACCGTGCCGGTCGACTCGGCATAGGCGGCGTTGACGGCTCGGAACTCCACGCCAGGGAGAGTCGCCTCCTCGTTGTAGGCGTAGGCGTTGCCCTCGATGGGCATCAGCGGCAGGCGGTCGAGCACGGCGCTCTCGATGACGAAGGTCTCGATGACCCCGCGCTGAAGGTCATTCTGCGAGAGCTTGGCCGCCTCGACGAGGGTCAGTGCGCCCCGCTCGGGGGCGAGCTGGTGGTAGGTGAGGCGGGCCCACAGGCCGCCGGCGGCGCTGTGGTCGAGCTTGGTGGCGAACAGGTAGGCAACAAGGACGACGAGCGCCGCCATAGCGAGCCACTGCAGGGACTGGAACACTGGGTTTCTCCTTGTGGTCAGCCCGTCGAGTGGCGGGCAGGTACTAGGTCTTCTTGCTCGTTGTGCTGTAGGCGTGCCGGAGACGACCGATGCCGGGACTGACGTTCTCGGCCGAGTCGGTTCCTCTGCGGGGGCCGCCGTCAGCGGAGGGCGTCGGGAGCTTCCCATTGGCCGCCAAATAGGGCTTGGTCTTCAGCAGGTCTTGGATGGCGGCGGTGATGGCCTTCTGGTCGACCTCGCCGTCGTCGTCGATGTCGAAGGAGTCCAGGTCGAGAAGCCGGACGGCGTCGGCCGGGTCAGCCAGCTTCGTGCCGGCGGCGGCCTTGATCTCAGCAGTGAGGACGCGGCGGTTGGCCTTGGTTGTCGCCTCCGTCGTGGCGGTGGAAGCGGCTTCCTTGCGGGCGTCGGCTAGCGCCTTCTCCTGCTCGGTCTGTGACGCCTCACGGAGCTTCTCCATGTCGGACTCGAGGCCCTGGAGGCGCTTGGCTTCCTTCTCGTGCTTGCGGGCTAGCGCCTTCCACTTCGCTGCCTCGTCCTCAGCGGGCGGGGTAGGCGTCGGGTCCGGCTCTGCGGAGTCGGGGGTGGGAGTGGGCTCGTCGGGCATGTCGCCCTCCTTTGGGAGTTACTCGTCTGCCGTGTCGGCTGACGGGGTGCCTGTCGGCGGTACTTCGGGGCGGGGCGTGAGCCCCAACGCTGCGTCCTCGGTCCGCATCGCCTTCATGCGTTCGATCTGCTGGGGGCTGTAGCCGAGGTCTTCCATGCTCTGCTCCCACGGAACGCCTAAGTCCTTCTTCTTGACCTGAGCGTCGGCGTGTTCAGACTCGGAGCGGGATTCGAGGTCGGCCCAAATGGTCTCGCCGTCGGTGACGTTGGCCCGGGGGTCGCCCTTGACCTTGAAGGCCAGGCGCATGGTCTCTTCCCAGCCCTCACCGAAAGAGCGGGTCTTGCGGCGGGCCTTGGCGACGAGGCCGGTCTCCGCGCTCTTGATGGACTCGCCGGAGGGAAACTCGCCCTTGAGGTAGAAGTAGTGCGGCGGGGTGCGGGTCTGGCTGGCGATGTGCTGGACGAGCATCTCGATCGCGACCACGAAGTTGCGCAGGTCGGTGGCTTCGAACTCGCCGAACTTGGTGTTCTCGTCCTCGGCCCGCCACAGCCGGCTCGCCGCCGACTTCAGGTCCTCGATGGGCTGGTTGGTTACCGGGTCAACGGGGATGTCCATGCCCGTCGCCCAGCGCTGGCGGTAGGCGCCGTACTCGGAGGAGACGATCATGTCGGTGACCAGCTTGTTGACCGCGTCCTGGATCGGGATCACCTTGACGATCTCGGACTGGCCGGCGACCAGGAGGCGGGGCCGGTTCACCAGGGGGACGACCGGCACCACTCCGAGCGGGTTGTCGACCTCGAAGTCGGTTCCCTTGCGAGGCTCCCATGCGCCGCCGGCACTGAAACCGCCGGCGGCGCTGCGTCGTTGGAACTTGTAGAGCTTGTCGGGCAGGTAGAGCGTCGCCATCTCGGTCGACGTCCAGTCGTCCTGCCACACCTTCAGGGCAGCGGCGCGGCGGCGGCGGTTGCCCGGCTCGCATTCGACGATGACCTGGATAGGGTCCTCGACGGTGATGACCGGCTCTCCGTCGTCGCCGTACCAGGTGAGGGTGTACGCCTCCTCCTTGAGAATGGCCTCGGTGTGGGCCATCTGGCTCTCGGAGTCGAGGTTGTTGGCCTGCCAGATGCCCCACGCGTCGTTGTCGTTGTTCTCCCGGCGGCTGCGCCTCTGTCCCGGGGCCCGATAGCGGAACCCTTCGACGTTCAGGCGCTCCTCGACCGCGTCCACGACGAGGTCGCACCAGTTGTCCGCAAACTCACCGAACAGGCCGCCGAATGCCTCGAGGAACTTCTCGGTGGCGAACAGCAGGGGGTGGTCGCCCCGGTAGTACTTGTCATAGGTCTTGAGCCGCTTGTTGCGCTCTCGCCTGGCCTTGTCGAGGCGTTTGACCCACCATGTCGGGGTGAGTGCTTCCGAGTCTTGGGGCACGCCTCACCTCTGCTTCTCTCACATGAAGGCGACCCGCTTAGCCCTGGCCTTCGGTCGGCGTATCCAGCCGTCCAGCGCCATCACGAGGGCGGGGATGCCGTCGATGCGCTTGGTGGACGACTGGCGGTTGGGCTTCACCGGGCGGATGTTGTCGTTCTCGTCGCGCATGACCTCGACGCAGTCGGCGTTCCATCGCAGGATGGGGTGCCCGCCGTGGATGAGCTTGGCCTGCAGGACCAGGCGCTCGAGCTCCTTGGAGCCGGGGGACAGGCCGACGTAGGTCTGTGCGATCTGGGCGGTTTCGATACCGGCCAGCTCGAGCTCGACGGCGAGCTGGCCGGCGAACATACGGTCATAGGAGAGCCGGCGCAGCTTGAAGAGCTTGGCGGCGGAGAGGATGTGCTCTCGGACCACGTCGTAGTCGACCACGTTGCCGGGGGTGAGGGTCAGGAACCCTTCGGCTCGCCATCGGTCATACGGGACCTTGTCCCGCTTGATGCGGGAGGCGAGGTCGTCCTCTGGGAGCCAGAAGTGGGAGAGCACCTGGAGGCTCTCGTGGGCGTCATCGGGGAACACCAGCACGAAGGCGGTCAGGTCGGTGGTGGCCGAGAGGTCGAGGCCACCCCAGCAGTCCCGGCCAGCCAGGGTGTCAGGTAGCAGGAGTCCGGCGGAGGCGTCCCAGCGGGCCAGGTCGAGCCATCGTGTCTGCTGGCGGGTGCGGATGCCCAGATGCAGGCGGAGGAAGGTGTTCAGGTATCCAGGAGTGGCCTCGGCCTTGGCCGCCTCCTTGCGGAGATACTCCCGCTTGACGGTGACGTCGATGCCGGGGTTGGCCTTCTCCCAGGTGCTCTCGGCGAAGGGGTCGTCGGCAGGGGTGGCGGCGAAGACGACGCCGTAGAACGTGGGGTCGACAACGATGCCGGCAGCGAGCTTCTCGACGTACTCCCGCTTCTCGTTGTAGATGCTGGAGTCGTCGCCCTCATCAGCGGTGGTGAGGAAGATGACGAGGGGCTGGTTCCGGGAGCCGGTGCCGGTCTCGATCGTGTCGATCAGGTCCCGGTTCTTGTGGACATGGACCTCGTCGATGACGGCGCCCGAGACGTTCAGACCGTGCTTGAGGCTGGCGTCGGAGGAGAGCACCCGGAACAGCGAGCCGGTGCTCGGGTAGAGCAGGACGTTGCGCAGGGCCCTGATCTTCTTGCGGAGCCCGATGAAGCCCTCGGCCATGTCCTTCGACACGTCGAAGACGATGCGGGCCTGGTCCTTGTCGCCGGCGGCGGCGTAGACCTCGGCGGCCGGCTCCCGATCGGCGGCGAACAGGTACAGGGCGCAACCAGAGGCGAGCGTCGACTTGCCCTGCTTGCGGGGGAACTCCCACCAGGCGGTGCGGACGATCCGATTCCCGTCCGGGTGCTTCCACCCAAAGACTGGAGCGATCAGGAACTCGATCTGCCAGGCCAGGAGGGCGAAGCTGACTCCGCGCCATTGGCCTTTCACGTGCTTGAGGCGACCGAAGAACTGGACGACCCGGTCGACCTCTGCTTGGTCAAACCACGCGCCGGGAACCTTGCTGGGAGGGGGTGTCTGGAGAAGCGGTTTAGTCGAGCAGGTCGCCGTCGTCGGCATTGTCGGCGCCTCCGGTGTTCAGCCGGCCGCGACTCGACGGGCCGAGGCCGAGCTCACCGACGTAGCTCTTCAGCGCCGAGCGGTACTCCTTGGCTGTGACCGAATGCGGATTGCGGGCGAGGCGGGAGCCGACGACGGCGCCGTCCTTGTTCGTCACGTCGACCTCGACGACCAGGCCCTCGGTGGAAAGCGCCCGTTCGCACTGCACCAGGCGGGCCCAGCACAGGCAGTAGTCGGTGAGCAGGGCTGCGTCGATGGTCGAGAGCAGGCCGAGGTGGTCGAGGACGGGAACGACCCGCTTCCACTCGTCCGCAGCGGCTTTTCGCACGTCGGCGACGTCGGCACCGGGGAGGTGCTTGACCCATGACGGCTGGCGGGGGGCGACCGGCGGCGGCTTCGGGGCGTCGGGGATCGGACGGTGGCCGGGGTTGCCCTCGAGGAGCTTCAGCGCCGGCGGTTTGGGGAGGGGCCCGGGTCGTGCCATGCCAATTCACCCCTCAGAGTGCTCATCCTGCGGTCGTGTGCGCGGCGCTAACGGGGGTATCGCAGCCTCAGGGCTGCACCGGTGGTACCCCACCCCCACTCTGCGTGGTGGTCAGCCTCGCTAACTCCATCTCTTGAGCGGAAAGGGCGACCAGGTCGTCGAGGCTCCACCCGCCGATGGTGTGCCACCCAATATCTGGATGGCGATAACTCTCGACCGAGCATGGGACCACGCCGAAGTGCCAACCCTGAACAACCCACCGCCCGTCAGCGAGACGGTCGGCCGCTCCGACCTTGACGATGGGCGCTCGGTCGGTCACGCCCCGCGTCCCGTCTTGACGTCGTGGTGTGGCTTGCACAAGGGCTGCAGGTACTCATCCGCATCGGGGTTGGACACTCCCTCAGCGAGGAGCAGGCGACGAAGGCGGACATGGTCGGCGACAGTGGCACGAGCGGTACATCCAGGGTGAGCACACCAGGGGTGGTGAGCGAGGAAGCGGGCGGCGGTCTTGGCCCATCGGTGGTCGTAGCCGCGCTTAGCGCTGGTGCCTCGGGTGTGGGCAGGGCAGGCCCCGTCATCACGCTGGCCTCGGGTCTCGACCAGCTCACCGCATCCGGGAACAGGGCAGGGGTGGCGGAGAGCGACTCGTGGGCTCACAAGAGGAGGAGCGTTGTCGATTCCGACCGAATCACCGCTCGACTCCAGCCCATCCGCCTGGCGTCACGGGCGCACTCCCACCCAAGAACTAGCGAAACAGTACACGCCGCCACGCCCGAAACCGTGATGCTCAACCTCCTTGTGCAGGTCACGAGGCATCCGCAGCCGTGTAAGCGCCGATTCGGGCCTCAGCCGCCTCGAGGTAGGTCAGCGCCTTCCGGACCGCAGCGGCGGTGTCGCCCAAGCTGCCGATCCCGGTGTTGCACGTGGGGCAGATGAACCCGCGGAAGTGCATGGTCGAGTGGCAGTGGTCCATGTTGAGTTTCGTCGTCTCGTGTCCGCAGAGATCGCACGCGCTGGGCGGCTCGGTCGGGAAGTCGCCGATGATTCCCCGGGCCCGCCAGTAGCGCACCTTCATGCACCAGCGACAGACCGACTGCTTCCCATCCACAGCGAACCCGTGACTGGCGAAGTGCGCCATGGGCTTGTCGACGCCACAGGAGATGCACCGCTTCTCGGTCGGATGGAGTCCGCGGGTGGACTTCACCGGCGGCGCTTCTTTCGCTGGCGGGCTTGCAGGGCCACAGCGGCCTCGGCCTCAGCCACGAGCTTGGTCGTGATTCGTCGACCGTCCTGCCGCGCCTGGAGGATGCTGGCTGGCGGATCGGAGCCCTCGGTCCGGTGCCACTCGTAGCACCAGCGGCACCGCTCGAGGGCGTACACCACGAGGTTGCCGCAGCAGCGACAGGATGGGTCGCCCGGAGCTGCCACAGGAGGTGTCGCATCGGCCAGCTTCTGGACCGCTGAGCGTCCCGCCTTACGCATCTCGATCAGGTCGTTCCACATCGCCCAGAAGGCCTTGACCGGGTCGCCCGCCTCACCGTGGTCGAGGCGCCGCTCCACTGTTGATTCCACGATGCTGTAGTCGCTCGACCGTTGGCCCCCGCCACCAACGCCGGACGAACGAGGAAAGCCGTCACCGGACCCTGATCGGGTTCGCTGCACCAAATCGAAGGCCGACAGGCCCCGCTTGCGCTTCTTGGGATCGGGTTCAGAACGGTCGAGGATGCCGAACCTCACGTCGTCGATCGCCGACTCGATCTCCGCCAGGACCTCCTCGAGCATGCGCTCGGTGGGGAACGACGATGACCGCCTGTCGTTGGGGTCGAAGGTGGCCTTCACGCCGGCGCTCCCGTTCGTTGCTGCTCGTCGGCGATCCGGGCGAGATGGGTGGCAATGTCCTGCAGCGCGGAGGCGATGGCCAGGGAGGCGTGCGCCTGGGCGAACCCCGCCGCCGCCTCGCTGCTCAGGCCTGAGCCCGTCCAGTGCTTGGCCAGAGCCTCAGCGGCTTCCCGGTCGTCGGAGATCTCGCTCACGGGCGGCGGGGCTTCCTCGTCATCGGAGTCGCAATACAGGCGGACAGGACCGCCGGCGCCGTAAGTGAGGCCCGAGACCGGGAACCAGCCGTTGCCGTCCGGGTCCCACGCCTCGATTTCGGCTGTGGGGTCGGCACTGTGCGCCACCACCTCAGTGAGGCTGTCGATCATCCGTTGAACGT